ATAGAGTTCAGCTTGAAAGTGAACTATATGAGCTTTTAACCGAAAACCAACTTTTACAGGAGGGAAAAGCAACAACGAAGATAGACACTGGTAAATTTACAGTAAAAGTGACTGTGAGAACTAATACGAGCATTGATGATTCTATGCTTCAAGAGATAGCCGCAGAAAACAATACGGAAAATTTACTAGGGTCATTGTTTAGATGGAAACCCACAATCGACAAGAAAGCGTGGGACGCGGCTAGTGAGGCAGATACTTTGCCTTTTACTAAAGCCATAACAGAAAAGGTTGGGCGACCAACCATTCAAATTGACGAAAATATAGAGGTTTAATATGTCAGATTTAGGATTTATGCAACAGCAGTATGATGAAACTTCCGAAAGCTCTGTGGTTCCCGCAGGCGAGTACCCAGCTAAGATAATGGGTTGCGAGTTGAAGGATACAAAGGCAAGGACAGGCAAGTACATATCTATGATGTTTACTATCGAAGGTATGAATCAAGCAGGTCGCACTGTGTTCACCAACTTTAACGTAAGCAATCCCAACCCGCAGGCAGAGGAAATAGGCATTAGGCAGTTAAAGCAGTTGGATTCTGCGATAGGGGGTGGATTTAGAGGTAAAGACACTAATGATTACTTGGGCAAGCAGTGTATGATCTTTGTTACAGAAAAGAATGACCCTCAGTACGGCAAGGGCAATGAGATAAAGTCTTTTAGTGCTTCGTCTAGCGCACAGCCTAGCGCGGGTACACCTGCACCGTCTACTGGTGGTCAGCCTTGGTTGAATAAGTAAGATGACTGCTATCCCTAAACCGCAGCATGACCTTGTTGCTAAGATAGACAAGGCGCATGAATCCAAACTGGAGAAGCCGAGGGCGCACCTTGGCTGTTCTGGCCTTGGACATCATTGTGAGCGTTACATCTGGCTAAACTTTAGATGGGCAATTATTGAAAAGTTTAGCGGCAGAATGTTGCGGTTATTTCGCAGAGGACAGCTAGAGGAGGAACAAATTGTAGCCGATCTGCGAATGTCAGGGATTAACATTTGGGGCGACCAACAGCGTGTAGATTTTGGTAGCCATGTATCAGGTTCCGTTGACGGAATTATTGAGAGTGGCGTACCAGGAGCTAGAACTACAAGACACGTTGCAGAGTTTAAGACGCACAGCTTAAAATCATTTAAAGACCTTGTTAAAGACGGGGTACAGAAGAGTAAGCCAATGCACTATGCTCAAATGCAACTGTATATGTTAGGTTTGGATATTGATCGAGCGCTGTATGTCGCTATATGTAAAAATGATGATACTTATTACACTGAGAGGGTAAAGCTAGATACTGAGGTGGCAAGAGGTTTGGTGGACAAAGGGCATCGACTGTCGTTGTCTGACCGTATGCCACCTCCGGTATCGACCAATCCGTCATGGTATCAGTGCAAGATGTGTTCAGCTTATGACTTTTGCCACCACACTAAGCTAACTCAGGAAGTAAATTGCAGGACTTGCGCTCACAGCACATCGAAAGATGACAGTACGTTTTATTGTGAGAAGCATGAAGGCACTATTCCTTATGATTATCAAATTACAGGTTGCGATGGTCATACGTTGCATCCAGACTTAGTTCCTTGGGACTTGAATTCTGGCTCTGGAGATAAGTACGTTGCATCATACGATGTTGGTGGTAGTAATGTATTAAATGGAGAGGGACACTTTAAATCTAAAGAGCTTGTTGCAAATGCAAAGGCTTGTACTATGCCAGAGTTGATTAATGCTAGGGCTTTGTTTAACGGAGAGATTGTAGGCTAACAGGAGAAAATAATGTGGATATTACCAAAAAATTACCAACTGTCATCGCATTTTGCGCGGGATATGGTGGAATCGAAAGAGGACTTGACTTGTCAGGGTTTGAACATCGAGTCATCGCTTATGTGGAGATCGAAGCCTACGCGATTGCAAACCTGGTTGCGAAGATGGAAACCGGACAGCTACCTCCCGCACCTATTTACACGGATCTTAAAACATTCCCAGCGGAGTTGTTTCGAGGAAAAGTTGACCTTATCACTGGAGGATACCCCTGTCAGCCATTCAGTGCAGCAGGACAGCGAAAAGGCGCAGATGATCCACGGCACTTGTGGCCTTACATACGGAGACACATCCAATCAATTAGACCTATTCAATGCTTCTTTGAAAATGTCGAAGGACACATCAGCCTTGGACTCAGAGAAGTCATCAGCAACTTGGAAGAAGACTGTTACGGAGCAACGTGGGGAATATTCTCAGCGCGTGAAGTTGGCGCACCACATCAAAGAAAGCGAGTGTATATCTTGGGCGACTCCCAATACGATGGATCACCTGCCGCAGAGGTCGGAAGAGGCGTTGATGAGGCAAGCGACCACAACGCGCAAAGGCAGGTCAAAGCCAGCAAACTTACGGGAGCAGGTCAACCCAACTGCGGTGGCGATTTATCAGGAGCCAACATCTTGGCCGACTCCAACAGTTGCCGAGGCCGGGAAAATCAGCAACAGGCCGAACTACGGACAATTGGGACTGAGCAATCACCCGGAAGTTCATGGAAAGAAGTTGAACAGGGAGAAGTTGAACAAATCCAGAGGTGGCCGTCCAGACCAGGTGAGGCCCAATACGGATGGGAAAGCTCACGGACAATTGAGCGCGGAGTGGGTGGAGCATCTGATGGGTGTCCCGACAGGGTGGACCGCATTAGGCTCTTGGGGAACGGAGTAGTACCGCAGACAGCAGCAAAAGCATGGCTAACTTTAACGGAGAGATTGTAGGATGAGCAAGCAAAAGAAACTAATGTTTAAAGGCGAAAGCAATCTGTTTGAGAGTAACCAGAAGTACACTTTCAATGAAATATCCGACATGACTGGAATTCATAAGTCAAGCGTTAAGACCCGATTAAAGTATCGCGTAGAGTTTAACGAAGATTTGCTTTATAGCAGGACTAGGCGAAAGGAGGATTTTTACCCGCAGTTTGAGACAGATGCACATAGAACCTCTGCTAGATATTTAAAAATGAGGTTAAAGTAATGGGTAAGGGAAGTAAGCGTAGACGAGAAAACACCGCCCAATACAATGACTTTTACAAGAAAGTGAAATGGCCTAATCAAATGACAAACAAGCAATGGCGTAATATTTGGTATGGCATTAGTGATTTCATAAAACTTAAACAAGGGGAGAAAGATGCCACTTAGAGATTATCAGCAGCGTTCGATAGATGATCTTTACAAATGGCTTAAAAACAACGATGGAAATCCATGCTTAGTCCTTCCCACTGGGGCAGGCAAGAGCCACATTGTCGCTGAGTTTTGTAAAGATGTAGTAACCAACTGGCCTCAAACCAAAATACTCATGCTTACTCATGTCAAAGAGTTGATTGAGCAGAATGCAGGAAAACTAAGATCAGCATGGCCTAACGTACCACTTGGTATATATTCGGCAGGTCTTAGGCGGAGAGATATCGACATGATTACGTTTGGCGGCATACAGTCGTTACGCAACAAGGCAGAGTCTTTAGCCCATATTGACATTGTTATTGTTGATGAGTGTCACATGATCAACAACAAAGCAGAGGGTGGATATCGTCAGCTTATTGACGCTCTATCTGTCAGGAATCCGTCATTACGTGTCATTGGTTTGACAGCCACACCTTACAGATTAGGGCAAGGTTACATAACAAATGATGGTGCTATCTTTGATGATTTAATTGAGCCTGTTACCATTGCGGAGTTGGTGACTGATGGATACCTAGCGCCATTGAGCTCAAAGGTGACTGAGGCGCAACTAGATACCAGTGGTGTTAAAAAGCGCGGGGGTGAATTTATTGAAAGCCAGTTGCAGGCGGCTGTTGATACTGACCCAATGAATCAGGCGGTGGTTGATGAGGTTATTGACTTGGCGGGTGATCGCAAAGCCTGGTTGTTTTTTTGTTCAGGTGTTGATCATGCCCTGCACGTTAGAGATGCATTAAGGGCTAGAGGTATTGTTGCCGAGTGTATTACAGGGGAAACGCCTAAGCCTGAAAGACAAAGGATACTTGATGATTATACGTCAGGCAAAATAAAGGCGCTGACTAACGCTAACGTGTTGACAACTGGCTTTGACTATCCTGATATTGATCTTATTGCCATGCTTAGACCTACTATGTCCCCTGCGTTGTATGTGCAGATGGCAGGTCGAGGTATGCGCCTCAAGAGCCATACTGATCATTGCCTAGTGTTAGACTTTGCAGGCGTTGTTGAGCAACATGGTCCAGTGACTTATGTACAACCGCCAAAGGACATGGGTACAAGGGAGGGCATGGGCGAGGCTCCAGTTAAGGTATGTGATGAGTGCCATGAGCTAGTCCATCCCACGGCTAAGGTTTGCCCGTCTTGTGGCTTTGAGTTTCCACCCCCAGAAAAAACCGAGTTAAAGTTGCACAATGACGACATAATGGGAATGACAGGTGTTGAGCGCGAAGTGACGGGATGGGGCTGGACGAAGCATACAAGTCGATCAAGCGGAAAGGATATGATCAAAATATCCTATTACGGATACTTGTCAGACAAGCCCATACATGAGTATTTGTGTGTGGCTCATGGTGGCTATGCAGGGCAAAAGGCGGTTGCTACCTTGTGGTCTATGGCTGATAGTATTGGGTGCGACATCTCAAAGTGTGGCACAATGGAAAGTTTGTGCGAGGTCATGGGTGGTAGTCAGCATCCGTCGATGATTGAGACAAGGAAAAACGGTAAGTTTCATAATGTAATTAAACGAGAGTGGAGTGAAAACAATGGGTAACATATCAGAAATAATTGACCGCATACAAGAAAGAAGCGTCAAGCATCCGATAGATCAGCTAAGACAGGTGATGATGGATAGTCACCTAGAACCGCCTGATCAAATTATTGCTGACGGAAGCATTAAGAGATTTGGCAAGAAGAAGTCTTGTTGGTATGTCATGCACGAATCTGGAGAGCTTATGGCAGGAGCCTTCGGTAACTGGCAAGAGGGTGTAGCCCATACGTTTAGGAGCGATATTGGCCGAGCATTATCAGCACAAGAGTCGTTTAAGGTTGAAAGGGATATCAAGTTAGCCAGGGAAAGGATGGACAAGGAAATAAAGCTAAAGAGAAAAGCGGCATCTGATAGCGTCAATGACATCTGGAGTCAATGCGCGGAGGCTAGTGATGACCATCCTTATTTGGTCAAGAAAAAGGTCAAGGCGCATGGAATAAGGGTGACGGGTGATGGAAGGCTAGTAATTCCGGTCTATAATGAAAATGATGTAATGAGCCTGCAATATATCGACAGCAAAGGCGAAAAAAGATTCCACACCGGAGGCAAGATTGAGGGCGGTGACTTTGTGGTAGGTGGGTCTGTCGGAGGCCAAGTGTACGTGGCCGAGGGCTATGCTGATGCTGCAACGATATACGAATCAACAGGTATCCCATGCGTAGTTGCTTTTAATGCTTCAAATATCCCACGGGTGTGTGAGGCATACAAGGGCGTGGGCGGCATTGTCTTTGCAGACAACGATGAGCATGGCGTGGGAGAGAGGTACGCTAATCAGGCAACAAAATACGGCTTCAGGGTGGTTATGCCGTCATTAGGCATGGACGTAAATGATTATGTTTCAGACGGTGGAGACTTGAGCGATTTGATTGGCGTGGAGGAGGATAAAGGTCAGTGGTTAAGCCTTTGCGATGACCTTAGCGACCAACCGACACCTTTGCGGTGGATGATTAAGAATTGGGTTCAGGATGATTCATTGATCATGGTACACGGGCCAAGTGGGTGCGGTAAGAGCTTCTTGGTACTTGATTGGTGTTTACGCATTGCTTCAGGCCAAGGCGAGTGGATGGGCAACAAGGTAACACCTGGCTCAGTGGTTTATCTGGCTGGTGAGGGTCATCATGGCTTTAGAGGGCGCATAGCAGCGTGGAAACAGGCTAATGATAGCATGGCGGGCAAATGCTACCTGTCAAGTTCAGGATGCGATCTGAACAAGCCAGAGGGCTTGCAAAAGGTCTATGAGTCGCTTAGTCAGTTACCAGAGACACCGAAGTTGGTTGTGGTTGATACGTTGCACCGATTCATGTCAGGCGATGAGAACAGCGCACAGGATGCTAGGACGATGATAGACGCATGTGGAGCCATTATGAGGGACTTTGGGTGCTCGGTTATACTTGTGCATCATACAGGCGTTAACGAGGAAGCACAGCATCGTGCGAGGGGTTCTAGCGCATGGCGTGGAGCGCTGGATATTGAGGTTAGCGTTGTGGCTGCAAAAGAAGATAAGCCGATGGAGATTATTCAGCGCAAGGCAAAGGATTCGGAAATGGCTCAGACCATGTATGTCAATTTGGAGAAGCAGGATATTGATGGTTGGTATGATGAGGATGGTGATCAGGTTGGAAGTTTGGTTGTTGTTGCCGCTGATGCACCAGTTAAAAATGATGGGAAACTCAGGGCTGCAAAATCACTTTTTGAGAATATGTGGCACGAATCTGGACGCGAATTATTGAACGGTTGTCCATTTGTTAGCAACGCTTTTTCGCAGGGAATTTTTGAAAAAATGGGTCATTCACAGGCAACAGCAAAAAAATACTCATTAGGCACTCAAGATCGTGGCCCACTCGGTCAATTAAGGAAAAAGGAACACATAGAAAAGCACCAATCTGGATGGTATGTCTGCGAACCCTTGTGGTTGCTGATCTTGAAGGGAGCGGAACAAAAAGGAACATAATGGAACTTTTGCAAAATGTTCCTCGGGGGCAAAAAGCCCGAAAAAGGAACAAAAAGGAACACACCCTTATAGGGTGTTCCTTATGTTCTCTTTCGGAGTGCGGTCGAAATGTTAGACTAAAATAAAGAAACAAAA